GTACAAGCTGAAGCGATGAAGTTCTTCATCGAATTCTGGAGGATGGATAAGTTTCGTAAAACAGGGATCATCTGGTGGAACCTGCGAACAGGATGGCCCATTGTTGGAGATGCTCAGGTTGTTGATTTTTATAACAGTAAAAAACTGGCCTATTATTATATCCGGCAGGTACAATACAATAGTTGTGTTATGATTGGTGATCCTAAAATATTATTAATACAGCATAAGATTGCACAGTCTTATGGAATTAATGCAGATAATTTGCAAATATCTAGAGAAGAAATTGCTTACAATTTAAAAGAAAGAATTGAATCACTGTTCAAAGAAAAAGATTTTAGCATCCCTAATGTAGAAAGTTTTAAAGATGTCAAGTTTAATAATGAGTTAAATATATATGCACTTTATGTCCTAAAAAATGCAACTGTTAAATTTTACTTTAATAATTATATTTTCAATATTATGAAAGGAATTGCAGATATGATATACATAGAAAATGAAGATCAACTAGGACAATACTTCAGAACAGTATATTATATATTGGAAACAATTTCTACAAATATAGAAAAGGAGAAGTATTCTAAAATCTTCAGATCACAATTATCGAAGTACGAATTAATATTATTACTCTTTAATATGGTAAGTAGTCAATCAACATTAGAGACACTAAAGCTGTATAAAGACAATGACATATTCAATAATATCAATTCAAAAGATCTTATGTTATATAAGTTAACTAAAGTCAAATACAATTTTGATATTAATGAATTTACAAATATGCTATTCAATGAATACGAGAAACAACAATTATAAAAGCAATATGAATGCTTTTATAAAAATCACACAAAATAAATAAATATTCAAAGTAATGAAAATAGTAAATTGGTTTAAAAAAAGGAGTGCTTTAGAACTATTAAGTTTATCAGTTCTAGCTATATCTATAATAATGATAATTGCTTTTATTTTAAATTTCTGGGGTACTTTATCCGATTATGTGGAAGATTGGGGCAGTTTTGGTAGTTACTTTGGATCTGTTGCGGGACTACTTGCTTTTTTAGGTGCATTACTTACTGTAATACAATCAAATAAAGCCACACTTGAGGCAAAGAAAGATGCTGCTAGAGCTGAAATTAAAGCCAATATTGCTGCTGATATTGCCGCAACTGACGCACAAAGAAGAGAAGATATTGCAACTAAACAAGCTATAAAAAGAGAGGAAAGAGATCTATTCTTTAAACTTTTAGAATTGCACAAGAACAAATTAGAAACAGTTGTTTACACTGGAAATAACTTTGAAGTCAATTATAAAGGGATTAACGCAATAGATAATTATATTATCATATTAAATAATATATTACTTGAATACTCATTTAATTATTGCATCATAAGTATGAGTACTGAATGTTTCAATAAACTTGATCCAACTAAATATATAGAATTAGAAATTTTAATGCGAAGTAATGCGATAAACACTGAATTAACTAATAATTACCAGAATACTCCGAATCCCCAAAATATTAATTTAGCTGGCGTACAAGAATACATTAAAAAGAAAATTAACACATTTTTTCTTTATTCCAAAATTAATTATGACCAAAGTTTTGCAAATCCATATTCAAATATATTTGAATATTTTAACATATACATTAATAGTGAGACAATGTTCAACGCAATGCAAGTAGCTGGTAATATTCTTTATGTCAAATTTGGACACTTACTTGGACAATATTTTAGAAATATGTATTATATGTTAGAAACTATCAATCGTTTTAATTATGATAAGATATATTATTTTGAGCTTTATAGAGCGCAACTTTCTAGAAAGGAAAGTCTAATTTGCCTATTTAATACTGTTTCGTCTAAATCTAACATTGAAAATCTAGAATTAATAGCAACTTCCAAAATCTTTGACGATATTTTTTGTAAAGATTTATTTCTAATTCGGTTTGACGATTCGTGGATAGAGCAGGAAAAGAAATTTATAGATAGTATATTATTTTGCTTTACAGAAGCTGAAAAAAATCTCGACAAGAAAAGTTAGATAGAGCTTAAGATAATTATTTGGCAGCCAACAATAAGGTTAATATTAGAAATGATTAAAACCAAATAATATGAAATGACAAATACCAAAAGATATTGAAAAAGATGCATCTGTTTATATGCAAGATGTATTATCAAAGCTAGAAAATAGTAGAATACTAGAAGAAGTTGATAGTGCTGCACTAACTATGTTAGCTCGTAATTATTCAATGTTTATAAAGGCATCTAAGCAATTAGAAAAAGATGGATTAACTGTCGAAAGTGATAGAGGTAATATAGCACAACACCCATTAATTAAGGTGGCTAAAGATGCTCAAACACAAGCAATGAAAGTGATGTTAGAATTTGGACTAACTGCAAAAGCTAGAACCAAACTAATACAAAAAGATAATGAAAGCGATGAGGATTCACCGTTTGAGCAATTTATAAAACAAGGAAAGGAAACGAGGTAATGCAATATATGGGAAGTAAGCGTAGAATAGCAAATGATATTCTACCAATAATTTTAGAAAACATTCAACCGGATCAATACTATGTTGAGCCTTTTGTTGGAGGTTGTAATATGATAGATAAAGTGAAACACAGTTTAAAAATTGGTGCAGATAACAACCAATATTTAATTGCTATGTGAAAGGAATTACAAAACGGTTGGATTCCACCAACACAATTGAATAAAGCAGAATATGATGATATTAGAACAGATTATAGATCTAAAACTAATAAATATCCGGAGCATTTAATTGGTTATGTAGGATTTACTTGTAGCTTTAGAAGTAAGTGGTGAGGAGGATTTAGTGGGAATGATCCGGAGAGAGATTATATAGGCCAAGCATTCAGAAGTATTGTAAAACAATTACCAAATGTATTAGATGTAACTTTTAATGCAGGTGATTATGATACTCTAAATATTCCAAACAATTCAGTTATTTATTGTGATCCACCCTATGCAAATACTACGAAGTATAGTAAGGAAGGGTTCGATTCTGTTGCATTCTGGCAATGGTGTAGAGAAAAGTCTTTAGAAAGTCATAAAGTGTATGTTTCAGAATATAATGCACCTGATGATTTTGTGTGTATCTGAAGCAAAGAAATAAGTTGTAATCTTGGAGGTTCAAGTAAAAAGGCTATTGAAAAACTATTTGTGCATAAAACGCAATTATAAAACGAGATAAATTTAAAATAGATATTATGAGAAAGTATTTCAATTCAGTAGATTTTATTGTATTTGGTGTTAGTTTTGTATGCATTTTATGGATTATTTTCTTTAAAATTATTTGGATTAATACTGAACCACTATTTGCTGATTCTTTTAAATGGGCAGATATAACATATACAGTTTTTTCTTCAATTGTTGCAGCTGGATTATTTTATCTGTTTACAATTTTTATTCCTAAATTTTCGCAGATAAAAAAACTGAAGAAAAATTTAGTTCCAGACTTAAACCAAATTGAAGGCATATCCAGTACCGTTGTAAATATAGTCACTAAAGGTGATACTAATGTTAAATACACTTTTGAAGAATTTTCTAAGTTAATAGAAACTAATTCAAATACTGCAAGACAAGATTTTATAAGATCTCATATGATAATGAAAAAATTGCCATTACTAAAAATGACATTTGATTATCTTAAAAGTTATATAGAACCTATAAATCTAAACTATTTCAATATTTTACCTCCAAACATAATTATAATCTTAAATGACTATAAATATAGAAATTTGAATGTAGGTATGAATATAGATGATGGTTTAAGTAAAGAGATAGAAAGTGTATATGAAAATTATTTTTCACAACTTGAAGAGATACTTTTATTATGTAGAGTATTAAGAAAATATTACAATATCAAATAATGAAACTATATAACGAATATGTTAATGAAGTTCTAACTAAAACAATTGTAACTGGTAAATCAATGCAACTTGCTTGTACCAGATTTAAAAGTGATTTACTCAGAGAAGATTTAGAATTTAGAGAATATGAAGTTGATAGAGCTATAAAATTTATAAGCACATTAAAACACTTCACCGGAAAACATTCTGGAAAGCCTTTCATTCTGGAAGGTTGACAACAATTTATAATAGCCAATATTATTGGCTTCTACTGAAAAGAAACTGGAACACGAAGATTTTCTAGTTCTTATATAGAAGTAAGCAGAAAACAAGGTAAAACTGCACTAGCAGCAGCTTTGTGTTTATATTATCTAATCGCAGATAATGAAGAAGGTGCAGAAGTACTACTTGCAGCCAATAGCAAAGAACAGGCAAAAATTGCCTTTGATATGTGTTCTAGTTTTGTAAAGGGAATTGATCCCAAAACAAAATATTTTATCCCATATAGAGCAGATATAAAATTCAACCTCACAAACAGTAAACTTAAAGTATTAGCCGCTGATGATTCAAAATTAGACGGCTTTAATGCATCATTTGGTTTACTAGATGAATACCACGCAGCACCCAACAGCAAAGTTAGAGATGTAATAAAATCTAGTATGGGAATGAGAGCAAATCCTCATTTGTGTACAATAACCACTGCTGGCTTTAATAAGTCTTTACCCTGCTATCAACTTAGAACAGTAGCAATAGAAGTTTTAAATGCTGTAAAAACGGATGATGAAATGTTTATCGCTATCTATTCTTTAGATGTTGAAGATGATTGGCAAGATGAAAAGAATTGAATTAAATGTGCACCGAATTTAGATGTTACTGTAACTACTAAATATATTAGGGGACAAGTTCAACAGGCTAAAAACAATCCATCAGAAGAAACTGGTGTAAAAACTAAAACACTAAATCTTTGGTGTGATTCTGAGAATGTTTGGCTACCGGATGAGTATATTCTAAGAAGTAGTAAAAATATTGATCTGAATGATTTCAAAGGTGAAGCTTGTTATGTTGGTGTCGATTTAGGGCAAACTTCAGATTTAACGGCTGTTTCCTACCTCGTAGTAGTTGATAATAAATACTACTTCAAAACTCATTACTACCTTCCAGAAGAAGCTTTAAGAATAAAGGCAAATAAAGAATTGTATAAAGATTGAAAGCGAAAAGGGCAACTAACTGTAACGCCTGGCAATGTAACCGATTATGACTATATAACTAACGATTTGATGAAGTATTCACAGATTGTAAATATACAAGTAATTGGATATGATAGTTATAATTCTACTCAGTGAGCAATTGATGCTACTGCTAAAGGTTTACCGCTTGAAGTTTATTCTCAAACAATTGGAAACTTTAATAGACCAACCAAAGAAATAGAAAGACTTATATTATCTGATAAAGCAGTAATTGATAACAATGAGATCAGCAGATTCTGCTTTAAAAATGTCGAATTAAAATCAGATCAAAACGGTAACACAAAACCAGTAAAATATATAGACAATAATAAAATTGATGGTGTAATTTCTATGATACAAGCTTTAGGTATGTATTTACAAGTTCCTCATTATTCAAACACAATTTAACAAAATACAAATGGCATTTAAAGACTGATTTATCAAAAAACCAATACAAGCACCCATAGCAGAACAAAGAAGCTTTTTTGATTCTTTGATGTATAATTCACAAAGCGGTTATACTACTAACAAAGCTATGTTTCTACCTGCTGTTTATAGATGTGTAGAAGTGATTAGTGATTCTGTAGCACAATTACCTTTAGAACCTTATTTGATTGACAATAACGGTTATAAAACAAAGCATAAAACACACCCTACATACAGACTTTTAAATAGTGAACCGAACAATAAAATGAGCAGGTTTACTTTTATGAAAACACTAGTTCAAAGTGTTCTTTTAAGGGGTAATGCTTACGCTTATATAGAAAGAGATCGAAGCGGTAATGTTATAGCATTACAATTTATAGATAGTACGTGAGTAACAGTAGTTACAACAGACACAAAAACCAATAAACTGATGTATTCAATTACAGGTTTTGATGCTTTGGTAGAGCCTATCAATATGATTCATATACTAAACTTTAGTTATGATGGTATTCGTGGAATAAGCACACTAGAACACGCAAGGCTAACACTTGGATTAGCTACAGATTCAGAAGCACACGCAGCCGGATTTTTTAAAGGTGGTGCTAATTTAGCAGGTGTTTTAAAGGTTCAAGGTTCACTACTTCCAGAACAAAAACAAGATTTAAAAGCATCTTGACAGTCTGCTTTTAATGCTTCTAGTGGAACACCTAACGGAATAGCTGTATTAGAAGGTAATATGGATTTTCAACCTATAACAGTTAGTCCTGTAGATGCACAACTTTTAGAAACCAGACAATTTAATGTTATTGATGTCTGTAGATTCTTTGGAGTTTCACCAATGAAATGTTTTGATCTTACACAAGCTAATTATGCAACAGTAGAAGCCACACAGTTAGCATTCCTCACAGATACACTTTCCCCTTTATTAGAAAAGATAGAACTGGAATTTGAACGTAAACTATACAAACCATCTGAACGAGATAGTATAGATGTTCGGTTTGATACTTCTGTTTTATTAAGAGCCGATAAAGCTACGCAAGCAGAATACCTTAATAAGCTATTCCAAATCGGTGCTATAACCATTAATGAAATTAGAAAGGAATTAGATTTACCTGCTATAGATAATGGTGATAATAGTTTTGTACAAGTAAATACTATTACGCTGCAAAATGCAGTAAAAGAAACACAAATTGTAAATACACAAAAAAATGATGGAATTACGAAACAGTAGTTGAGAATTAAGAACTACAGAAAACAGCAGAACCGTAGAAGGGTATGCTTTAAAATTTAATAAAGAATCTAGGGATTTAGGGGGCTTTATTGAGGTGATAGAACCAGAAGCATTAGATGGTATTTTAGAACAATCTGATATACTTTGCTTACTTAATCATAGTGAAGATAGAGGTGTTTTAGCACGTTCTAAATTTGGTGCCGGTTCATTAAAATTAGAGGTTGACAGTGAAGGTTTGAAATACAGATTTGAAGCACCTAATACTTCTTTGGGTGATGAACTTTTAGAAGGGTTAAAACGTGGTGACATTACCACTTCAAGCTTTGCATTTACTATTGATAGTGATGTTTGGGAAAAAAGAAGTAATGGTTATCTAAGAAAGATTACAAAGTTCAAAGAATTGTTTGATGTTTCTCCTGTTTACAAAGAAGCCTATCCAGACACTACAGTAGCACTTCGAAAAATGACTGACTTAAAAGCTGAAGATCTATCTGGATATTATGAAACCTTAAAAATGAAAATCAATTAATGAAGAACACATTAGAATTACTAGACGAAAAAGACCAATTAAAAAAACGAGCTACAGAATTAATCTCTGGTGCTGAAAAAGAAGTTAGAAAATTGAATGATGTTGAGAATACAGAGTTTGAAGCAATAACAATACAATTGGATCAAATAGATCAAGAGATCAGAAAGATCGAAGAAGATAATAAAAGAAACCTAAACAAAGTAACAACAACAAAACAAACAAATCAAACTATGGAAAATTTTTCATTATTGAAAGCTATTAATGATATAGCTAACAACCGTCAACTAGACGAAAGAGCACAAGAAGTAATTAATGCTGGGATTGCGGAATTTAGAAAAGCAGGTCAAAATTATTCTGGTCAGATTATATTACCAATTGAAAAACGTGCAACAATTTCTGCAACAATCGCAACTGCCGGACAAGAAGTCGTAGCAGAAGATAAACTTGGAATCTTAGAACCACTTAGATCAAATTTAGTAATGGTTCAAGCTGGAGCAACATATATGACTGGTTTAGCAGGTACTGTATCTATCCCAGCTTATTCAGGGAGTAATGTGTTGTGAGCAGGTGAAACTGCTGGAGCAACAGATGGTGCAGGTTCATTCACTGAAGTGACTTTAGAACCAAAAAGAATTACTGCACTTTTAGATGTTTCAAAACAATTTTTAATTCAAGATTCCTTAAGTGCTGAAGATATGCTTAAAAGAGATATTGTAAAAGCAATTTCAAACAAATTAGAAGCTACTATATTAGGTTCTGCTTCTGGTTCTGCAACTCAACCTGCTGGACTATTAAATGGTGTAGCAGTAAATGCCGCAACAGTAACCTATGCAGATATTGTAGCTATGGATACTACTTTAGAATCTGCTAATGTAAAAGGAAACAAAGTATTTATTGTTTCACCATCTGCAAAGGGAGCATTAAAAACAACTTTAAAAGCATCTGGTGTAGCCGCTGGTTTTTTAATGGAAGGATCTGAAATTAATGGCTACAATACTTTATCTACTTCTGCTGTACCTTCTAACGGTGTAATCTTTGGTTGTTTTGAAGATTACGTGATTGGTCAATGGGGTGGAATTGATTTGACTGTGGATCAATATACACAAGCTTCAAACGGAAAAGTTCGCTTAGTGATCAATGCTTATTTTGATGCTAAACCTCGTAGAACTGAATCTTTCGTAAAAGCTATTTTAAAATAGTCTATAATATATGTATTTGACAATCGAACAAGCTAAAAAGCACTTAAATCTGGAAACAGAATATATTGAAGATGATAGTTATATCACTTCATTAATTCAAGTGGCAGAAGCAGCGGTTGAATTACATATTAATCAAAAATTAATTGATGTTGCTGCAATTAATGGTGAGGTTCTACCCTTGCCATTATTGCACGCAATGTTATTAATGGTTGGTAATTTATATGCAAATCGTGAATCTGTTTCAATGAATGGCAAAGCATCTGAAATACCATTTAATTATAGATATTTATTGGACTTCTACAAAAACTATTCAAACTAGATTATGATACCAGCGGGAACACTAAAGTATAAATTGATCTTTAAACAGGTTATTGAAACACAAACAGAATCCGGATTTATCACTAAATCAAAAGTTGAATTATTTACTTGTAAAGCAGCTAAAGTTAAAACCAAAAACAATTACGGTGAAGATGCTAAAGAGATGTTTAATAGTTCACAAATCGAATTTAAAGTTAGATATAACAAGCTAATAAATACAGACCTAACAATTGATTATAATTCTAATGAATATAAGATTGTAAGTGTTGATGAGAATAAATTTGATAATAGCTTAAATCTTTTACTTGAAAAAATAAACAATTAAATCCTATGGAAATACAATCAACACTAATAGACTATGATAAAGTATTTAGAGCAATTGAAGGGTTAACCGATATTGAAAAAGATCAAACTATCAAAGCTGGTTTAAGGGCTGCAACAAACGTATTTTTAAGGGCTGGAAGATCTAATTTGAGAGCTAGATTAAAAGGTAATAAAAACACTGGTAATCTAAATAAATCATTTAGAAGTAAATTAAAGCGTAGTAAGTTGGGTGCAATAGGTGGTTTTAATCAACTAGGAATGCACGCTCATCTTTTAGATATGGGAACAGTAAACAGAACAACTAGAAGCGGTGCAAATCGTGGTCGAATGATAGCTAATAATTTCTGAACTGATGCAATAAATACTAATCAGAATACAGCAATATCTAAAGTGTATGAAGGTATTGAAAGAGGGATTCAAAGAATAATAATGAGAGGATAAGATGATACAAGCTTTTACAAAATTCAGTATAACTACTGACATAAGAAAACTATTAATTGAAAATGTAGAACTACAATCTATTGTCAACAGTAATATTTTTCCAATTTTAGCACCAGAAGGAACAACAGGCGATTTTATAATTTATTATCGTGACAAGTACGGCAAAGAATATACAAATTTTGGAATTTTCAACGAACACTGTACAGTTTGAATTGGTGCTGTTAGTGATAACTATGATAGATCACAAAGAATTGCACAACTAATAAATGAAGCAATTGAAGGTAAACATAAAAATACTTCTGGTTATGATTACGAATGCAGATTACTAGATTCAACAGAAGATTTTGAAGATAAAAAATACATACAAATACTAGTATTTGAAATTAAATAACAACAAATAAAAATAAAATAATATGCCAACATCATATAACGTAAATACAGACTTAGTAAAAGGTAATAGTCTGTTATTGTATATCGGTTCAACTCCGTTAGCATTTGCAAAATCTAGTGATTTATCTATTAGTGCAGATGCAATTGATACTTCAAATAAAATGTCTGGAAACTTCAAAAGCTCTTTACAGGGTGTAATTTCTTGAACAATTTCTAGTGATTTTCTATTCACAAGCGTAGCAGGTGATACCAACTTTGACACCTTAATGACTTCAATGATTGCAGGTGATGCAATTGATGTAGTTATCGGTACTACATCTGATTCTGCAACTTTTGCAATGACAAAAGGACTATACAGCGGAAAAGCACACATTGCATCTTTATCTTTAAAAGCAGAAGGTGATGCAGTAGCATCTTGTTCTGTATCTTTAACAGGATCTGGTGCTTTGACTAAAGTTACAGTATAATAAGATCAAAATATAAAGGCGGTGATTATACCGCCTTTTGTTTTAAAATCAAATTGATATATGAATATAAAATTAAACATTAAAAGTATCATCAAATTTGAGCAGTTTACTAATAAATCATTCAATGAAATAGACTATACAAATGCAGATGATTTATTGAAATTGATGTACTGTATAGTACTTTCAAACAATCCAGAGGTATTTACTTATGAAGAGTTTTTAGAGCTAATAAAGAGTAAGAAGATAAGTAAAACCATTTCGGATAAATTCAACAAAGAAATTAAATTGATTGAATTATTTTCTAATAAGGAAATCAAAGACGAAGTTGTAGAAGAACAACAATCGGAGAAGGAAAAGACATATATAAAAGATATTGCTGCAATACTTGTAGTGAATGCTGGACTAGATATAAATTTCGTAATGAATGAATTGAGTATTAATGATATTTCTTTATATATGGAAGCCTATAACAATAGTGTGAAGCAACAAATGGAAAGTAGCAGATTATGAACATATCTAACACTATTACCTAGCCTAGATAGTAAAGTAAATTCACCAGTAAAACTTTATCCTTTCCCTTGGGAACTTGAAGCACAAGTTGAACAAGATAAAACAGAACTAAAAAGTATGGCTGATGAACTACCAGACATTTTTAAATCTAGTGCAGATCTAATTGAAAAAATAAACAAGCAAAAACAACAATAATATGGCAGGAAGATTAAGTTTCTCAGTAGCTATTAATTTACTGACTGAAAATTTTAAAAGGGGTTCTGGTGAAATAAAAAACGGACTTCGTAATATACAAATGCAAGCAATGACAATGTTTGCTGCACTTGGTGCTGGTTCTTTAGGTTTGGGTGAACTTGTATCTAATTTAATAGATGTTGCCAGACAAACAAACAGAACATCTACAGCATTAAAAAACGTTTCCGGTGATTGAGAAACTTATGGAAAGAACCAAAAGTTTTTAATTGCTCTATCTCAAAAATACGGTTTGTATGTAAATGACTTAGTAGGTAATTTCTCAAAGTTTACAGCAGCAGCTACTAATGCTAATATGTCTATGAAAGATCAACAACTTTTGTTTGAAAGTCTTTCAAGAGCATCAACAGGGTTTGGTTTATCAGCAGATGAAACTAACGGTGTATTTCTGGCTATTACTCAAATGATGGGTAAGGGTAAGATTCAAGCAGAAGAACTTCGTGGTCAATTAGGGGAAAGAATGCCTATTGCAATGCAAGCGATGGCAAGGGCAGCAGGTACAACTGTAGCAGGTCTGGATAAGATAATGAAGGCTGGTAAATTAATGAGTGCTGATGTATTACCAAAGTTTGCCAAAGCATTAAATGAAATGATGCCTAATGTCAACACTGATAATATAGAAACTTCATTCAACCGTTTAAAAAACTCATTCAAAGAATTAACCGACAAATTAAATGTAGGTGGTATCTATAAGAACTTACTAGATCAAACTGGACAGGGTTTTCAGTGGTTAATGAATAACTTTAAAACGGCTGGTAATGCTATTGTAAATATAGTTGCAAGTTTAATTATTGGTAAAGCTATTAATGCAATTATTGCAAGTTATAGGACTTTAGAAGTAACTGCACTTAGATTCTACAAAAAACAGGCTTTAATGTCCGGTGTGGCATTTGATGAAATGGCATATAATGCCAATAAATTTAAAAACATTTCAACAGTTGCTTTTGCAAAAGTTGGAGTAGCTTTAAAAGCAGCGTTTGCAACTTTTGCACCAATGCTAATTATTTCTGGGTTGATTGCTATTTATCAACATTTCTCTGATATTGCAGCAAAGACAAAGGAATTAAAAGCTATCTGAAATGATTATCAATCTGGGTTACAGAATGCAGGTCAAAATGATTCAGCGGTAAAAGATTTAAAGAAATTACAATCAGTCATTTATGATACAACTAAATCACTAGATGAAAGAAAAACAGCTTTAAACGAGATAAATACTATACTTGGTACTAATTATGAGTTTGATAAAAAAGGTTTATCTATTGCTGGTGATATTAATAGTAAAATTAAGGATAGATTAAATCTACTAGAAAAGACTGCTGAATTAAATTATGCTATCAATAGTAAAATACAAGCTGGTGATAAAGTAGCTGAAAAAACAAACCAAATTGATACAATAAATAATCAATTAAGAAGTGATATTAATGGTGGTAAAGGTGTTGATAAAGGCTTAGTAAAAGATAGAAGTATCTTACAAGGTGAATTAGAAGCATTAACTAAAGTATATGATGATGCATCTAATAAAGTTTTATCAATTAAAACTAGCATTGAAAAAATATCTGGCAAGCCTAAACCATACACTGCACCAGTTGATACACCTGATAAGGTGAAGAAAACTGATTTACAAAAAGCAGAGGAATCATATTATAAAGAAAAAGAATCTATTATAAATAGATTCAACAACGGACAAATCAAAACAGAACTTGAAAAGAATAAATTACTTGACGAATTAAATAAAAAATCATTTGAAAAGTATGCTGAATTTTCAAAAGGTGATTTATCAAAAAGTAAATATTACACAAGTATAAAAAAGGATGCTGAAAACCCATTAGTAAGTAAATCTGAAATAGGGACTGAAAAATATAATGAAGTTCAATCAAACTATTTAGATTCTAAGAAGGATTTAGACTTAGAATTGAAACTTGGCTATATTAACCAACAAGAATACAATACAGCCCTACAATCTTTAATTAAATCAACTATTAAAGCATCTTATAAAATTGATGATATTGAAGTAGCTGGAACAGACTTTATTAAAGGTTTATTTACAAAGGATAATGAACTGGATAAATTAAAACCTAAAGATAAAGATTTATCAAAGTATGATTATAGTTCACCCTATGAAAATCTAGGTAAAACTGATATTGAAGTAGCAGCTATTAATTTAGAAGATACTAAAAAGCAACTGGAAGATTTAAAGGATTTAGCATTAAAAACAACTGATGATTTAACTGCTCAATTAGATGAAAAGTTATCAAAAGTACAAGGTTTAGATAAAGCACTCAAATTACTTGAAGTAAAAAAACAGGTAAAGGATTTACAGAAGGAATTAAATAACGGCTTATACGATGGTATTAAAGGTGTAGCAGGTTCTGCTAAAAATATGTATGAAGGATTTAAAGCAGTAACCGATACATTGAATAATGTTGATGCTAGTGGATGGGAAAAGTTTCTTTCAATCTGAGATGCTTTAACTAATACTGTTGATAGTATAATGTCAGTTGTAAAGACTATTGAAACCATCACTGAGGTAACAAAAAAATTAGGTTTAGCTAAACAGGCAGAACAAGCAATTGATAATGCTAATACAACTCAAAAAGTAATAAATTCTGGTTTAACTGCATCCTCAGCACTTGGAGCAGCAGCAATAACAGCAGGTGCAGCAACAACAGAGGTTGCAGCAAATACAGCCGTTGCTGGTTCTGGAGCAGCAGCATCCGTTGCAGCAGTTCCTATAGTTGGACCGATTTTAGCAGTTGCAGCAGTTGGTTCTGTATTGGCAATGTTAGCATCTTCATTACCAAAATTTGCAAACGGTGGTATTGTACAAGGTGGTTCTATTTCTGGTGATAAAATCCTAGCTAGGGTAAACGCTGGTGAAATGATATTAAATCACGGTCAACAAAGTAACTTATTTGCTCTTTTAAATGGTAAAGGTGGTATAAACTCTACAAGTTCTGGAATTGGTGGAACGGTTGAATTTAAAATTGATGGCAAGAATCTGAAAGGCGTTCTTAGTAATTATGACAAAATAAAAAGTAAAGTATAATGATCTACACAGGACAATTTAAAAGCATAAACAATACTTTATATCAAGTGGATATAAATGTAAATGATGGTAATAATGGAACATCTGAGATAATTTTCTCAGATGAACCATTTAAAATAGAATTAAACTCAAACGATACAATTTATGAGCCGTTGAAATTATCAAATGCAACTTGTACAATTATATCTGATAGTTACAATTTCAATCTTTATTCTGCAACTGCACAAGGTACTAAAATGACATTGAGAGATGTTGATAACAATATGATTAAATGAGTTGGTTACTTGACTCCAAACATATATACACAAGGCTTTGAACAACATTATGAAAGTATTGAACTTGAAGCAATAGATGGTTTAAGTACATTGGATAACTTCAAATTTGAATCAATAGAGGTTAACAAGAAAATAAGAACATTTGAAGAGCTAATAATTCATTTAGTAAAGAAATGCAATTGTTATTCAAAAATATATGTCAATGAGAATAATTGTATTAGTGGTTATGAAAATCAAAAGGCAATTGATAAGTTACTAGTCAGTGAACAAAACTTTTTTAGTGAGGATAACGAACCAGTTACATACAAAGAAGTACTTACACAACTTCTTCAATTCTTAAATTATACAATTGTCGCTGATGGTGATGTGTTGTATATTCTAAACTATGATTACTTAAAAAGTGGTTTTGTTGACTATCATACTTATTCAACAGTAAACAACTGGTTGAATTATTCAACAGGTTACACAACATTAAATCATCAATATAATGTAACTGCAAACTCTTTTAAAAGTAATGGTGCATCCGTGGAACTGGCAACAGTATATAATCAAGTTTCAATTAAAACTAATACATATAAAAAGGATGTTTTAATACCCGATTTCTTTGATGAAGATAAGTTGACAAATACTTTTGGTGAAAATGACTGACTGCATACTGATATGTTTACAGCTAACAATAAGTATTATTTTAATAGGTATTACACTCATAAAGATTACACATATATTCAATATGATAACGATACAAATTGGAATGAAATAACAGGTATTATTGATATGACTACAACACAAAATAAAATAGGTGCTTGTGTAGTTAAGATGGGAACATTTGATTCAAAAGATGGCTATCCTAATAATATAAGTTATAACAACTATGTTCAATTATTTAGACACCTAGGAAATGATTTATCCGGGAATCATAACCTACTAAAACCTGTTCTAAAATTGAATGTTGGAACTATTCCAACAGCATCATATTTATTTGATAATACACAGTATGCAATATTGATTAATGGTTCTGCTTTATGGTCAGATGTCAATAGAAGCTATATTGATGAAAGTGATGAGCGGAGCAATGACACCTATACAACTAGTAATTTGTATCTAACCGCAAAATTAAAAATTGGTAATAGGTGTTGGAATGGTACTCAATGAAGTTTGACAGATTCAACATTTAAAATTAGATTTAATGGTGATGGTAAACATTTAATTCATAAATGATTTGACGTTCAAAATCAAGTTGCATATTATGATAACTTTAGCGGGAAAGGGATATTAATTCCTGTTGGTGAAGTTTATCAGTTAATGGGTGCTGTTGAATTTTGATTATATGCACCCCAAAGCATTACTTCTAATTATAGAACTGAAAATGTATTTATTAAAGATCTAAGTATTAAACTAATTAAGTCTGAGCTCACAAAGAATAGCGATACAGACACAGAGTATAAAAATGTGATCAATACTGACTTTGTAAATGAATACTCAGAAATGAATTTAAAAGTATGCAGTCAAACCGATAAAGGAATGAGTTACTCCAGTGTATTGCAGCATAATGTTAACCCTGTTTTTGGAGCTAGTGAATATGTTTACAATAGTGCAATGTTAAATAAGGCATTAAATACAAGTCAATTGCAAGAATACAATATTATCCAGTCTTATGTGAATCAGTATTCAACACCTGCCAAAAAGCTAAATATAACGTTGGCTAATATATTTAAACCCTATTCATTACTAACAATAGATAGTATTTTTCCAACTGAAAAATTTATTGTTGATGGTATGAGTATAGATGTAAAAAATGATACTAATCTATTGAATATAGTATCTAAGAAATAAACAGAAACAACAGTAAAACAATAATAAAATGGAATTTCAAAGTAAAAATATAGCCTTACAAAGAGGTTCAACAACTACTGCTATTAATAATTATAGTTCTGGTGGTTCTGGTTTAGTTTCAGCACCTTTGAATTATTTGCAATTAACCCAACAAACAAGCAATTTAATTACAAACGGAATTATACAACTACCTACTTCAATAGGTGGTTTGTTAGGCAGTGTTACAGGTGAAACAGCTAACTATTTTATTAATAGTAATGGTTGAATCTTTTCAAATGGTACAAAAAATATTGCTGGATTAGATAAAGATGGTAAGCTAAATATAGGTAGCTTAGAGCTTGTAAGCGATTCTAAGAACATCAAACTAGATATTAATGCAGATGGTAATCTTTTGCTTAGCGGGTCAGAAATGACAAATAAACCCGTAATACAAAGCATCATTGATGGAGTATATCAAGACCTTTTAATTAATCCCAACGGTGGCAATGTATCAATCAATACTGAATATTCAGAGGGCTACCAATTAAATGTAAATGGTACAATAAAATCACATAATATAACTATTAATAGTGGTACTCATAACAATGTATTATCAACTGATGCAATTGATGGAAAGTTAACTTTAAATGGTCAACCTTTAGGAGCTAGAATATATAAAATTGATGAATTATTAAGCGGTACTTTTTCAAGTGAAGACATATCAAACAGTGTTAATGCTTATGTTGGTAAGAACTTACTACAAAGGGTAACAGCGATTGAAACAACAGGCTCACAACCTCAGTTTAACGGAATAGGTTTTGTTAAGGTCAACGGTTCAACAGTTAGTTATGATAATAGTACTTATTATGTAGCAGGTTCTACTGTTGATAATAGTTATAAGTGGGGTAGTTTAGAAAATGCTTTTGGTGCAGGTGTGCTTACCACAAATTCTATTAATTCTATTTTAGCTGTACATACTAATGGGTATGCTTATAAATGGAACGCTAATGCAATTCAAGGATTCTTAGGTTTAGGTTCATCGGCTTATACCAACACTAACGACCACATATTAAACCAAAATAGCTCTGCACAATCTGCAAATATGTGGATTAGTGGAGTTATAAAAACTACAATTACCGATTCAGATACACCAACAACAGGAGCAATCATAATGGGTGGTAGTTATGTTTCACAAAGAATAGGTACTGATAAAAGTTATAATGTAGATGTTTATAATAGTGGTAATCTTACTAATGCTTTTAAAATAAATCAATCAGGAGCAGCAACTTTTGCTTCTACCGTAACCGCAAAAAATATAATCGGGATTGCTGATTTAGATGGTAGTTATTTGAATAATTATATTGAATTACATAGAAATAATACGATAGGTGGTTGTAGAATCCAACCAAATAGAGATGCAGTTTATGGTGGTATGGGTTTTAAGTTCCTGACTACAGAGAGTAATGCGGATGAGATAACTGGAACATATAGGTCAGCGGTCGAAATTGACAGAATAGGAAATACTAAACTTAATTCAACAACTCAATCACTATCACCATCAACAGGAGCATTAGTTCTTAATGGTGGTATAGGAATTAACGGAAGATTATCATTGCCTAGCGGTTCAGGTTGGGTAGGAATGTTATCATTTGACCATAATGCATCTAATGGTAGTTCTAGGAAATGGTTCATACATACAGATTATCAATCTTATGGAGATTTTGCAATTACTACTCAATCAACCCAAAGTGCTAATACAGTACCCGATATTGGGAGGTTTTATATTAGCCCTAATGGTAATACTGGGATTGGATATATTTCTGACCAAGGGTATAAGTTGGCAGTGAATGGTACTTTAATGGCAACTGGAACTGTTAATACTTATGCAGGTGAGGGAATAAGAATGATTGCTGATGCCGCTTATTTGAGTGGTTATAATTCAGCAAATACAGTTAGACAAGGTTACTTACAGTTTACTGGCAATGCAGTATATATTAGTGCTGAAAGTGGAACAGGTGATATTGCTCTAATTAATAAAAGTGCTGTAATAATTAGAAATGATGTTGGAGGTGAGGCAAGAATACAATTACAAGGTTCACAAGGTTCAGCAAAAACATATTATATTAAAAATTCAATACAAGGAATTTCAAACACTGGATTTTCAATTAGAAATGCTTCCGATGGTACAACACCATTTTATATTGATGGTTCTGATAATTCTGTTATTAATGGTTCTTTATACTCAACTGGTAAAATAACTGCTAATGATTTATTTTTAAATACTAATTCGACAGTAGGAAATTCAATTTTAATTAATGCTAGTGGTGCTAATTATGGAGCTATTCAAACAATAAGTTCTAATTCTTGGGGGCTTGGTACTGGTGGCGGTGGAGTTGATAGAAATATTAATAATACTGCTTTGATATGGGATATAAACAAAAATATTACTACAGGTGGTAATATTAATCTAAGTTCTAATACTAATATTAGAACGATATGGGGTGGTGTTAATGGTGGTTGTGTTCAAATACTAAGTGACCCATCGACAATCAATAGATGGGTTAGGATGGGTGTTTGTGGCTCGACTGGTGATTTTTATGCAGGACTTTCTATAACTAATGACGGTAATTCTGTTTTTAGTGGTACTGTTGGTGCAACTCAATTTAATGGTTCGGGTGCAGGTCTATCAGGTTATGCAGGTAGTTTAACCGCTAATTCTTTAATGAATAGTGGTGGGGGTGGTATTCAATCATCAGTATTGGGACAAGGTTATAATTATGCTGTTTGTGTTAGAGAGCCGTTGGGGCAAGGTGGTAATACTGCTGTTGAGGCAGCCCCTAGACTAGGTTTTCACTGGGGCGGTATTGTCGCAAGTAGTATATCAATAGGAACAAATGGTTCATTCTATTTGAATAATAATCCTGGGGGAAGTAGAGAAAATTTATATCTTAATAACCTGTATGGTAGTTCGTTGTCAATGAGTGGTGATATTTATGGAGCTAATTATCATTCAAATGATATAAATGCAACAGGTGATATAACAAGTGCAGGTCAAATAAAAGCAGCTCAATTTAAAACAGGTTATGGTGGTATTGGTATGATTGGCGATTACTCAGAAGCGGGTACAACTTCAAAAATTATTTGGACAATTGGAGCTGGTTGGACTTCATTAAGTAATCATTATGGTATCGGTTATTGCTATGAAAATATTGCAGGTTTTGGGCATTCTATATTTTTTGCTGATAATGGTAATAAAAATGCTCAAATAAGTTTATCAACTGGTAATGCAAAATTTGTCGGTAGTGTTACAGCCAGTAGTTTAAATGGTAACGGTTCGGGATTGAGTAATGTTAATGCTGATACAGTTGATGGTAAACATATATGGGTTGGTTCACAATCAACATTTGCCTCATTAACTAAAGACAGTAATACAATGTATATAATAATATAATAACTAATATGGGAGATTTTAACACAGGTTCAATAAATAATATAGCTAACATAAAAATGGGAAATGTACAGGTAAATAATGTATTTATGGGTACTACAGGAATATGGACTAATAAACTAAAATTTGATTACACAATAACGCAAGAATTAACTTTTTTAGATCCATATGCAGAGGCTAAAGATTCGGGACAAATTCAAGGAATTAATAATTCAATAGTCAAAAGTATATCACAATCAAATGATAACTTTACACAATTAACAACAATTCCATATAGTACTACTAATTCATTAACTTATTACAATCCATTTACTACATTAACACAAAGTAATAGTTTTAGTGATATAATTTACAAATCTGATTTGAATAAATTCAAGTTAGTTACTAATCAGTTTCATAATTGGTATGCAGGTAGTATTACACCCATTGATGGTGGTAAGGGTTCTGAAAGTTGGCACAATTTGGATGATACTAATGCAGGTACAATTGTAACCAATGGTGCATATAGTGGAAGTGTTGTATTAAAAAATCAACCGCTTGATATTCCAATTGATTTAAAAATTAATGGGTATAAACAAATTGATGCTTTACAAATAAACTATGATTCACCCGTTCTAACAAATGGAGCGTTAACTATTAGAATGTGGATGAGGGTTGATGAAACAAGTAACGGTACATATTTTAGTTCAGATACTAGGTTTAGTTTTTATTCTTTGAATTGTAATTTAAGTGCTTATGATGATGCAGGTATATTCTTTGATTTTAACGAAAATAGAGAAATAATGTTTAATGATGGTACAGCTACTTACAGTGGTGGAAATGGTGTTGTAGAAATGATTTGGGTGTGGAATTTCACACCATCAACAATGGGGTTCTTTGATGCATTTGCTGAATGTTCGATTAATGCAACTGTTGGAACTATTCTATCAATACAACAGAACAACACAACTATAACAGTTGATAGCGGTTATTTATCAAATGGTGTATATTTAGATAATATATTCTTTGATACCTATGGGGCATATGGGGATGGGTTAAATTGGATAACTTTAGGTGGTGACAATATAATGCCAATTAATACAAGATTGAAGAACTATAAAGTAACATTGAATTATAACCTAACAGATATATATGGCTAATAAAAAATTAAAGACAAAACATAATGAATTTGAAAGAAACAAAATTGAACGTACAACTAGCAGTAGCTTGTGTATTGGTGTTGGCTGGGATATGCCTTTTATTTATGGGTTTTTGAGTTAAGCCCATTGGTATTATACACAATAGTGTTTTAATAGCCTTTGGGGAAATTTGCACTTTTGCAGGTGCTTTGTTTGGGGTAGATTACCACTATAAAAAGATTAGTAAATAATATTGAAGTCTGTAGTCCAAGTAGATTACAGACTTTTTTTTACCTTTGCAAAAACACTGAAAATATGCTAGAAGTAAAAGATCCGGTTTTAGGTTATGTCAGAGAAATGGTAGGTTCACATCTCCCAGATGTTGATATTAATGATAATGGTGAACCAGAACTATGCTATTCTTTAGGCGCATTATATACTTTCGTAGAGAGATATAATACCAACAAAATAAATAGTTATTTCAAATATGAAGATTATAAGCGAAATAAAGATGTACAGGACACAATACAAGCATTAGACATCGATATTGAAATGTTTTGGTACTTTCTTTTATTTGCATATGATTTTAGCTATTGCGAATGTGTTAGTGGTTCATTAGTCAAAGAAAGCACTAATGAACAATTGCAAAATTTAATTAAAGCAATATATGACAACATAAAAGAAGACAAAGCATTTAGTACTTTAAAAAGCGAATCAAAACTCACATTATCAGTAAAAGGAAAACATAATGTAGTGATTGACAATCCAAATGCTATGATTTATCTAGCAAAATTGTGTGAAGAAGGACTAAAAAACTTAGCTCACCACTTAACGTTATCTATAGTTGACTACAAAACAACAAGTCCAGAATCTACTTCAGTATTTATATGTTACTTTACAAGAATCCTTAAGTCATTCTTTAAAACCTATGTGAAGATTAAGCGTAAAGCAAGAAATGGTGATACAGTTTCTCTTAGTTTGTTATTACTCATATCCAGACTTGTTTTCTTTACAAAAATATCAACCAATAAAAATCTTTTATCCACAGATGATACATTAAAACAATGTTTGAAGGAATATAAGAACCATAAAATAAAATCATCAAATCTTGAGTATTTTACTTCTTGGTATGATTAAAGGTGGGGTGAAATGTTGTGCCTATTTCCCCACTAAAAACAGTTTCTAATTGATATAATTTTGCATCGTAATCAAGAGAGATTACAAAAATCATTATCAATTTTAAACAAATAAAAAAAATGAAAGAATTTATTTCAATCGCTGAATTATCAGCACTTCAATTAACACCGTGTTTCATTTATGGAAACAGACCAGTAACAGACAAGAATGTAAATTCTAAAATGGAATCTGTAAAAAAATATGGTATAATTATTCCACTAATGTACGTCAAGGGTACGAAAGCAGTTACCGATGGTTGCAGTTTAGTTGAGATTGACGGTGTAACGCCAATCGAAGCAACTAAAGCAGAAAATTATAGTGCCATTATTGATGGGCAAAATCGATATACTGCTGCGCTTAAGGCTGGAGTAGCACCAGACAAGATTTTTCTATTTGAATGTTACAGTGATCACAACACAAAAGATTTATTAGCCGAAGCTAATATTGAGGTTGAAGGTTGGAAAGGTAGCAATTTTATAAACGGTGCTATGCTATCTAAACCGGATGATAAGCTTCTACAATTAGCGAAAAAATTGTCTGATGATAAGTTCTCAATGAGTACCATCAGTAAGATAATCAGCTTTGATAAAAGCGTAAAGATCACTGCAAAGGTATACGCTGATATTATGAAAGGTGCGCCAATCAAAGAGTATAACCTTGAAAAATCAAACTGTTTCCTCGAAGCAGCTTCTAAGTTCACAAAATCATTTGTTGCGAAACGCTATCTTATTGATTCGATAATTGATCTGTCAATAGAAGACGGTTATAAGCCTGTTTGCGAAGCCTTGGGACGGCTAACGGGTGAAACTATCAAAGCCATTGAGAAATGCAAAGGCGAGGCTATTATTACAGAAATTAAAGCTGCTGTTATGTATGAGCTAAAGAAGTAAATTACAAACTAAATATAGAAAAATATGAAAGTAAATATTGCAGAAATGCTTGCCAAAGGTGAAATTAAATTTAAAACCAGTCAAAATGAATTTCTGGAAGTGATTGATTTTGGTGTTACCGTTCTTGACTGTGTACACACAAATCCGGTTGAAGGTAGCAATTTAGACAATTACAGTTTTGAGGGTTCAACAAAAGTAGAATTAAAAGTAAAGAACAATGTAGGAGATTTTAGCGGTTATAACTACAAATACACTGGAACTCTAAAGGAAAAGGATGGTCAAATTGTTATTACAAATCCTATAATACTGAATCTTAAATAG